GTCGATGACAGATCCGACCTTTGCATTCACTGCGGGGGAGGGGGTGATCGTGATCGTCGGCGCGGAGATTGTCGGCTGAACGACCGTCGAGTTGTGCTTCGGCCGCCGGTTCGCCGCAGCCACCCCGTCGTTGTTGCCGAGCGTCGCGACATCCGTGTGGCCGCCACTCGCTGCGTATCCGACAGGGACGCGCCCTCGCGCATCAGGGACGTTGAAGTGTGTGCCGTCAGCCGACCCGTACGTCGTCCCGATCGCCGTGAACAAGGCTGCATAGTCGGTGCGCAGATAGGAAGCCCCGTCGCAGAGCAGCCAACCCGAGGGGGCAGCCGACCCGGCGTAGTCAATGCACGCACCGGCTGGACACCACTGGTTGATCTCGGCGGCGGTGCAGAGGTGCCCGGTCACGATCGTCGTCATCTCAACGCCTCCATAGCTAGTAGACCGCCACGGTGTCGATGCCCGCCAGCGAGACACCCGCGACCCAGCCCGCCTCGTCGATTGCGGGTGACAATTGCAGCGTCATCTGCCAGTCCGTCCCAGGGATGACCGTCTCCGCGATCTGCTCGATATAGGCGTCCTCGGACAGCGGTGTGGTGGCGGCACGCGTCCAGGTGACCCGGTTGCTGTTCCCAGCGGCCAACATCGCGGGCCACGCGCTCGTCCTCGACGCCATGATCGGCTCGATCGACGGGATACGCGGCGACGGATCCTTGTACCGTCCGAGCAGATAGTTCGCAGCATCGCCCGCGATCCCCGTGTCCGAGGTGAGGAGGTCCCGGTTGAGGCGTCGGTCCCAGTAGAGCGCCTTGGACGCGGCATCAGAAACCACCACAGCGGACCCTCCCGCAGGCGTAACCGAAACGATGTTTGCGATCCGCTGGTCGTCGTCCTCGAGCGACACAGAATCCCGGTAGGGGATGTCGGTCGCTCCTTCCCCCAGGGTGGCGATCGGGGTGCCGCTGTTCAGCAGCCGCCAATGCCGCCCTTGGAAACTGAGTGTCCCGTCAGGTTCCGCGATCGCGAGTCCGTTCTCGGACTCCTCGATCGAGATCAGCATCGCGAGCGCATCCGATCCCTGAACAATCGGCGTAGCGATCGCGTCCGCGGCATCGGTGTCGGTGTCGATGCTTGACGTCGTCACTCCGGCGAGAGCGGCGAGTGCAGCCACGCGTTGGTCGTTGCGTTGCGCCCCGAACGTCTCATCCGCGAGGTCGTACATCCGGAGCACCTTCAACACGTCGGCGGCGTGGATCTCAACGGTCGCGTCATGCCCGGCGCTGGGCCACTGCTTCGGGATCGTCTCGATGATCCCCTGCCAGCGCGGATACGTGACACCCGCCCATAGGCCACGCACCCGGATCCACTGCGCCTTCTTAATCCCGAGCGCAGTAAGAACGTCGCCGCGGTTGTCGGCGAGCCCGGACAGCGTGCCAGGTGCGGTGCGCTGCAGCTCGTCGTTACGGCCGGACCGCGTGTAGGTGAGCTGCCTGATCTGCGGAGTGACGTCCGTCCAGACCCGCGATGGATTCGTCGGCACGTTCGTCACGTCGATCTCAACAGAGAGGTAGGGCAGGATGCCGTGGCCGCCGTCGATGACGTGGAAGCTGTAGATCGACGTGGATGCGTGCGGGGTGCCGGTCCAGTAGCAGCCGGGCTGGTCGCCGTCGCAGTAGGCGGTCGCGACGGAACCGAGTTCCAGTTGTACGCCGTCAAGGGCGACCGACCCGCCTATGCCGTTGGCGTCGAATAGACGAATGAGCATCGTTGTGCTCCCACAGACCATGGTGACGATGATCCGCTGCCAAACGGTCGCCGAGAGCGTCACGTTGGCACCGGCGGTCACCCCGATGCCGTCGTTGAGTCTGAGGTTGACGATCTTCCCTGCGTCGCCGCGCACCCACGCGGACGCGGTGTACGTGCTTCCATTCACAGCAGCGACCGGGCCGTACTCCGCGATGTGGTCTACCACTGCTGTCGTCCCGACGGAGCAATACGCGGACCCGAACTTGCTGGTCGGGTCTACCGCACGGAAAAGAGAGGCGGTGCCGTCGGCCACCCAGCCGGCAAGGTCAACCTCGAACGACGGGTTCGTGCAGAGGTTCATCATCGGTTAACCACGCCCGCCGAAGATGACGTGGAAGCTCACGCGATCGCCACCGATACGCTGCCGCGACGGTTCGCCGCTGCCAGCGCCTTCACGATGATCTGCTCGAGTTCCTGCTTCGACCCGACATAGTTCGGGAAGCTGAAGTTGTTAACGACGCCACCGCCGCCGCGACCTGCGGGGATCACCCGCTCACCGCCATGCACGACCGCCAACCTTGGCCCGCTGCCCGGCACCACACCACCCGACGCGAACGACAGGCCCGACCAGTCGAGGCCCGGGCCGACGCCGCCGGTGGACGCGTTCGGGTTCGCCGCCAACGACGCCTGCACCGCCGAGTCAAGCCACGACTGCGACAACTGTCCGCCCGACCCGGACACACCGATCCCCGACGCCAACGCCAGCGAACGCTGGCTAGGCGCCTTCGCCGACTGACTCAACGTCGTGATCATCTCCTGCTCCCGGCTGATCGCGAGGCCGACACCCCGGTAGGCGTCCGCGGCAATCACATCGACGACACCCTGGAGAGATGCGCGGATCCGCGGGAGGCCATCCTTCATGCCCTGCTCGAACCCTTGGACGACACCGGCCGCGAGCGGCATCCCGACCGCGTGGATCGTGAACATGAACTCGCCGGATCCCTTCAGGAGATTCCCTGCGAAGTGAATCGCGGACGAAATGTAGCCGTGGAGTTTCCCCGCGAGCTCACCCGGGAGACTCGTGATGCCGGCGAGGACACCTCTGACCAGAGCCTTCCCGATCCCGAGCGCCCACCCGTACGCCTCACCGGCGATGCTGATGATCGCCTTGCCGAGATTCTGGAGCACCTGCTCGACCTTGCCGAGCAGCGCGGAGAGTCCGGACACGATGCCGTGGACGACCGCCTTGCCGACCGCCGTCGCAGCCGTCACGAACACCGTGACGAATCCGCGCACAACCGTGACCGCGGCGTGCAGCACCGTCGAGACGATGTCGACGAGGTCATGCCAGGCTTTCCCCCAGTGGCCTTGGATGATCTGCAACACGAAATCGACGGCGTCCTTCACGACGATCATCACGGCGCGCACGATCGTGAGGACGGAGCCGAGGAACGTGGTGGTGATCTTCGTGATAGCCCCGCCGAACCTGGCCCAGACCGCCTCGAGCACGGCGGCGACGTTCTCGAACGCGGGCCGGATCGTCGTGTTGTAGTAGTCGACGACCTTCTTCGCGGCGGCTTCGACCTGCGGCCAATGCTTCTGGATCGCCGCACCGACCGCCTCGACGATCGGCTGCAACGCCGCCCATGCACTCTTCAGTGCATCGACGGAGCCGCGCACCGCGTCATGGACGCCCTTCGACGTCTGCAAGAAACTAACGAAGTCCGCGAGCTTCGCCGCAACCGCCGCGACGGTCGGCAGCAACCCTTGCCCGAGTGACACCTCGAGGTGTTCGACCTGGGCGTGGAACTGCGCCATCCCACCGGCGGCGGTGTCCGCGAACGCCTGCCCTTGCCCGTGAACCTTCTCGTTCACGGCGTCGATAACAGCCTGGCCGGTCGCCATCTTGTCGAGCAGCTTCGCGTGCGCCTCCGTGGCCTTTCCCGCAGCGGTCGTCAGATCAAGATGTGTGCGCTTCAACGCGTCGAGATGCGTCGTCAGCGGGATAACCGTGATGCCGAGCTGCTTCGCCGCACGCTGCGACCCCGTCATCGCCATCGTCATCATCTTCGTCGCGTCACCGAGCGCGACACCCTTGAAGCGCGCGAGGTCCTGCGCGACCGCCAGATCCTTCATCGACTTGCCGACATCGCCGGTCGCGGTGATCAGCGAGCCGAGCGCGGTACGGACGTCGGTGTCGGTGAACCCCAGCTTGCGGCTTGCTGCTTCGGCCGCGTCGATCTGCCCGGCCGACGCTTTCGCTGACAGCCCGGCGTTCTTGAACGCCTGATCCAGCCGGGACTGAGACGTCTCGGCTGCCATCGCAGCCTTGATGCTTTGTTCGAGCACGACCGTGGCCGCGACTATCGCGGCGGCCGCGCCAGCCTTCGCAATCGTGCCGAGTTTGCTGGCGAACCCACTTGACGCCTTGCCTGCACGCCCCAGCGCATTCTCCAGGGACGATGCATCCCCGATGATGTCAACTTTTAGCTGGCGGGCCACAGGCGCTCCTCTCAAGCGGCAGGGCAGGTTTGCCGGTACAACAGACGCCTACCGAAGGAGCCGTGATGTTCAGGCTAGGCCGCATCATGTTGTGGATCGTGTTCTTCCCGCTCGGCATCTGGCGCTCAGTGCGACATGGGCAAAAGAAGAGCGAAAAGAGAATCCTCGACGAGATGCACCGACACACCACTGACGTCTAGCCCTGGTTCAGCGCGTCCCGTTTCGCTTGCGCATACGCGAGCAGTGCGGTCAGTTCGGCCGGCGTGTAATCGTTGAGCTGGTACGGGTGGATGCCGAGCAGGTTCGGGTCGGCTAGGTCAGCGGTCCAGCAGTCTCGAGGGTCGAAGGCTCCGGGATCTTCTCGCCAGAGCCTTTGCCGTTCTGCTGCACGGATGCGTCGCTCGCCGACGCGTGTGCCGGGGGGTCCGCGGCAGCAACCTCGGGTGCTTCCTTCTCGACGGACTCGATGATCGCGACGATCGGTGTGTCACCGATCGCCTGTTCGAGCTGGCGTTCCGTCAAGGTCGGCTGGGTGCGGCGGATGCTGACATACATCCATGCGAACCATGCGTCCGGGTCTGCTTTCCCGAGCGCGACCTCCATGTCCACGAGCGGCATCCCGGAGATCCTTTTCGCTTCTTTCGTCTCCGGGAACGTCAGCTTCGACGTCTGAACCAGTTCGTACCTGGTCTCGTTCACGGTCACATAGACCCGTTCTGCGGGCCTCGGGTCATCGCTCATCGTGCTCCTCTCATCGGTTAGAACCCGTGCCCGACGCTGACCCGGTCGAGCATCAACGTGAGGCCGGCCAGGATCTCCGGCTCGGCTTCCTCGAGGGCGGGCTGCATCGCCTTGTCCATCAGCAGCCCCGCGAGGTTCGGCCGGGGTGAGCCGCCCTGCCGGTGGGATTTCGGCGCGACATACACGGTGTTCAGCGTCGTGCCGATCCTCATACGGCTCCAGCCTGGGCCGAGGTGCGATATCTCCTTCATCGCGAGCGACTCCGCCCCAACCCGCACAGGCTCCGCGACCTCCCTGAGTTCGGCTCGCAACGCCTTCTTCATTTCCGCCGAGGTTTCCGAGAACGCGATCTGGAGCTCGCGCAGACCCTGAACCCGGATCTCGCCGACGGGCATTTAGCTGGTGGCCCTCGAGATCGTCCCGTTGACCGGCATGTCGAGCTTCGTCAGGGATGCGTCTCCGACCTTGCCCGCGATCGGCTGGTAGGAGGTCAGGATTGCGGTCCCCGAGTAGCACGGGTTCGTCGCCGACGACGTGGAGCCGCTGGCCCACACCTGGACGAGGAACAGCGACCCGCCCGCGAAGAGCGGCTGCAGTGTCGCGTCGACTTTCGCGGCGGCGAAGTCGGAGAACATCGACAGCGTGAACTTGTCGTCACGGATGCCGAGGATCCTCTGATGGCCGCCTGCGCCCATCGCGGTCACGTCGATGTCGGCTGCCGACATGTCGACCGTGACGTCACTCACATGGTCGGACAGATCGACGTTGTTGATCTTGACCGACGCATTCGTCAGTACGAATACAGCCATCGTGGTGCTCCTTTCACGTTCCGGTTGCGTAGACCTCGACGGTCCAATCAACGCCGAGATACGGGGGTCGTCCTTCAGAGACGAACTGCCGGTAGCCGCTGCAGGAGGTGACGCTTGCGTCGGCGCAACTGCCGCCGAGGGTGGGGTCTGATTCGATCGCGGCCTTGACCGAGAGCGCACCCGAGGATGCGAGGTAACGGTCGAGGTTGACCTGTGAGCCGATGTCAGCCGAGAGCGCAACGAAGAGCTGCACGGTCAGTGTCCAGTGGTCCAGCCCGCGCGCCATCGCAAGGTCGTATTCGACGCCGGCGGGGAAGACGTGGACGCTCGGAGGTGTCGGGTTCGCGAGCATGTAGGCCGACGTGTTCTGGATTCCGAGGACGCCCAGGTTCGCCGCCAAACCGGCGCGGATGAGTGCGAGGTCAGCCATCGGTTTAGACGAACGGCCGGTGGAGGGTGTAGTGCGAGATCAGGTTCGCGACGTCAGGGTCGGTGCGGGCGATCCGCATCGCCGCACCCGCATCCAACCCGACGGTGACGATCCCGAACGGTGCCTCACGGACACGCTTCAAGAGTTTCGACGCCAGGATCTCGGTTGCGACCATCACGTCAGCCGGGACAGCCGGCCAGCCGAACACCCCGGTCACCTTGACGCTCTTCTCGACCGCCCACTCGCCGCCGTAGCTTTGACCGTAAACAGGGAAGTATCGGCCGGAGATCCGGCGGGCCCTGATCTGCGTGTACGGATAGTTGATCGCAGGATTGTTGAACGGCTCGAGCACGAAGTCTGTTCCGTCCGCCCACGTCTCCGCGTACACGCCGGCGCCGCCACGGTCGACGCTCAACGACGTGAGCGTGACGAGGTCGTCGATCTCGAGGAGCCTCCACCCGTCGGGGGTGTAGTAGCGGGTCGACTCTGCTTCGAGGTAGAAGCGGCGTCCGGTCGCGCTGTCGATGCCGCGGCTGGCGGCGTTGATCGCGTTCGTGATGTCGTTGTCTGCGTAGGTTTGCCCGGTGAGGCTTAGGGCGTCTTTCAGGCCGGAGACGGTGGCGTACTCCGTCCCCGTGGCTGGCGCCGTGGACGTGACGGCAAGGTCCTCGCTCGCGATGTTGCCGAAGCTGTCGTCCCACACCACCTCGTAGGCGCCGCTCGTGGCGGGCGCGGTGAGTGTCGCGGTGTAGGTGACGACGGTGGGGAAGTCCGGGTCGACGCCTTCGACGATGCCGGTGGTGTGGCGGGCGACGACGTCGGTTTCGGTGGCGTCGCGGATGCGGACGCCGAGGGTGCCGGTGAGGCCGGTTGGGTAGCCGGTTGCGATGGCGGTGAACGAGGCTCCGGGCGCTGCGTAGATCACGGTGCCACCGCCTTTCGGTTAGGAGT